CAGTAACCGCTCTTTTATAACTATCCGTAACTTTTGGGAGTTCTGGATGTTCAAGGACCGGTGACCACTTTTTAACTAGTTGTTCAGATAAGTACATATCTTTTTTATTCTCCCTTTATTTTTTTGAACCCAATTTAATTGAGTTCTTTGTTTTAGTGATAGCGGCCGTGTAAGCAGTCATAGCGTTTGACAAATCTACATTGTCTGTAGTCTCGCCTTCGGCAACGTTATCTATTTCATTATTAGATGAAATTTCTTTTGTTGAAAAGTATGACTCTTTAATAGTCGATACTTTTTTCTTAAACTCATCAGCGTTAGTGTATTCAATTTCTTCAGCTAATTTGTTAAACTTTTCTTTGTTAGTATCAGCAAGACTAGAAGATACAGCGTCAACTATATCTTGTCTTGTTAATTTACCAATTTCAGAATTTAATTTAACGTTAGCGTCGATTTGCTCGTTCAATTTCTTGTTAAGCTCTTCGATTTTAGAAGCTTGATCTTCTAACACGTCATATTTTTCGTCTGGTACGTTTATGTAATGATCTTCAAATAATTTTTTAAGACCACTGATAAAGTCCTCAGCGATTTCGCCTTTAATACCTCTTTCAACAGCGATCTCGTTTTGTTTCATCCATTCTTCAACTACGTAGTTTAAGTATGAATCAACTTTTTCAACAAGTTCTGTTTTAGTTGTATCAAGTTCTTCTTTAAGTTTTTTTGCATAACCAGCTTCCATTTTTGATTTTTCTACTTTCATTTTTGATCTGATAGCAGCTTCAAATATAGTTGCAGCTTTTGCCTTAAATTCTTCTGTTAATTTTTCATCTCCGATTAATGCTTTAACATCATCAGAAACGTCAATTGTTTCTTCTTTTTCAGCTTCTTCCACTTTTAGCGCTTCGCCTGGATGTGAAACTTTTGTAACACCAGCTTCTGTGTCTGGTTTTTTACTAGCGTCAACATCTGCTGCTTTAGCGTTTTGTGCGTCAGAAACTTTTTTTGATTTTTTTGTAGCGTCAGGATTGCTGTCTGTTGGGTTAACAACGGCTGCACCTAAATCTTCTGCTTCATTTTTAAGCGGACTAGTTTCAGCTGCCACAGCATTCTTTTTTGGAGCATCAGCAATAGTGTCTTGTTCTACTATTGTATTTGCTTTGACTTCTACGTTATTTTCTGTAGCCATTTGAGAAATCTCCTTTATTTTTTAATTCGAATTAAAAATATCTCGTTTTATAGTGATATTTATAATTGTTAGTTTTTCTATTATAGTTTATTTAAAAAATCCTTGAATATGTTAGCTTTTTTCTCAGCCAATTCAAGTCTTTTTGTCTTAATTAGTTCTTGTTTCCAAGCGGCAACATCTTGTTCCACAAGGATTCCATTGTTCCATACCCACTCTTTATTTTCCATAATGCCTTCTACGAAAGCGTCTGGAGCAGATGGATCTGCCACAATGTCAGCGGCCGTTGCTAAGTAAAAATCTTCTCCTACATAGTGATGACCATTTTTTTGTACTAAGGAACCCATACCTCTTGATGACACACCTAGTTTAGCGCCTTCATCAATAAGATTTTTTACAATCTTACCATATGGAGTATCCATAATTTTTGCTTCACCGATATAGTTCTTTCCTTCTGGATACAACTTTTTAATCATATGAGATACTCTCTCTAAATTAACAGTTGGTCCTTCTGGATGACCTAGTTCGCCGAATGCTCTATTTTTATTGATAAATTCTTTATTGTATCTAGTAACTTCTTTATGAAGTACGTTAGTTGGATAAATTCTGCCGTTACGATTTTTAAGGTCACCTTGTAAAAAGATACCTTTAATTGAATAATTCTTTTTTCCTTCGCCAGCTTCTTCTATGATATACTGAGCGTCGTTTATTTCTTCTCTAATTAGTCTCATTTTCCCTCTTAGTTGCTTACTATTTATATTTTATCTAAATTCTATCACCAATGAATAGTTATCTCCACTAGCAAAATTTCTTGTACTTAATAATACATCACCAGTCGGTGTAGTAGCATTATTTGTTATCTCATCTCCAGCTTCTCTTAAATCAAAAAAACCTTGACCACTTAAAAACAAAGCAGTAGCATTTGTAGCACCAGCCCATTTAAGTTCTACTGCTGATTTTGGATTTGATGTGTTTACAGAAAACCATACTTTAGCAATTTTTCTGTTACCATCTTCTGTCATAAAAGTAGTTGTTGAAGAATCCACTTTTGTAACATCTGTTTCTCCAGTACCATCAGAAATGTTTGTTAATTTAATAACATATTTTACACCTGATGTGTCTACCAATGTTTGTGTTGTAACTGTATCTGCCATTAATTTGTAAATCCTTTTTCTTTATGACACTCTATAACAATATTATAACTTGTTACGTTGTTGTCACTTGTTAACAAAATATTACCATTGCCTGTTGAAGTTGCCTCAATTTTAGGTTCACCAGGTTTTAAACCGTAGTTGCCTCTACCATTAATTGTTAGAGCTTCTTCATCAGTATTAAATAATAAATTAATATTTCCACCACCTTCAATTTCATAATAAACATTTGCTATAGAAATCTTTGGTTCACTTGAAGCATTATTTAATTCTAAAGCACTCACTAAAACTTGTTCAGATTCATTACCAACACCGTTGGCCTTTACAATAACTTTAAAACTATCATCTACTAATGTCGTAGTTGATATGGTCATAATTAACTTCTTGGAGAACCTACAGCGCTAACTTTTCCAGCAGCCAAAGTTATAACATCTCCAGGAGCTTTTTCTATTGTAATAGAATCTCCTGCTAAATGTAAATAAAATTCTCCTAAAACTGTACTATCTTCAGAACGTACTTCAATCGTTTGAGCATTACTTGTAGCTACGCAATTAACAAATTGAGCTCTACTAATATTATCCAAAAAAGGATTTGTAGTAACAGTTCCTTTTACTATAATTGTTGACATTTATTTTATTCCTAATTGTTCGTTTACTTCTTTATCAAAATAGTTATATAAATCTTCTTGTTTAATATTACGTGAAGCTACAACTTTTTCTACAGCTCCTTCAAAACTTTTTATAATATCTTTTTGTTCATTTTCAATAATCTTAATAACTTCTTTAACTGCCTCTTTCATTACAGGCGTTAATTCGTTATAAGACTTTGAGTCCATAACTCTAGTCTCTTTTACTAAATTACTGACCTTGTTTTTCATTAGCAACTGGTTCAGTTATAGCAGATGGCTCAGCAATTACAGGTTTAGGATCACTGTGTGTTTCTGCTTCAATTTTACCTTGAAACAATACACCAGCTAATTCTTTTCTTCTAGCCTCTAAAGCATCTCCAACTTTATCTCTTAAAGCGTCTTTAAAAGCTTCACCAGCTTCAGCCGCTTGTCCTAATGATAATTTATCTATAAAACTTTTAACGTGTTCACTCATATTTTTCTCCTATACTATATTTATATTAAAGATTTGGATTTTTAGTAGTTTTTGTATCTAAAACTTCTGTGTCCGAACCTTCTTCTTGTATTTGACTGTCAATATCTTCAATATCTCTATCAGTTTGTTTTAAAACATTTTTACGAATGTATCTATTTGAAAAATATTTACCAACGTAAGTAGACATACTGTCAGCTAAAGCAATACGATCTTTTAACATTTCACTCTCTTTTAATTCAGAAAAATGTCCATCACTTATAAAATCATAACTAAGGTTTGCTTGTATTGTACCCCAATCTTCTTCAGCAATAACACCTTTTAATATTAACTGTGTTTTTAAAATATCACTAAACAATTCTGTAAATTTTTTTCTTAATCTACCAACAAATTTTGTGAATTTCAATTCGTCTCTACTAATTTCAGCAGAACGGCCCATATTAAAACCAGTACCTGACTCCAATCTACTAATTGGAACGTTAAGAGAACGATATAATTTCTTTTGGAAATATTCTATATCAGCAATTTCTCCTAAGTTTTGGCCACCTGGTAATGTAGTGATTTCGGTTCCTCTACCACCTTCTCTACGTGGTAACCAATAATCTTCTAACATATTCATATAGTTTCTATCATCTCTAATCTCACCAGTATTGGCATCATAGACAAGTTTATTTCTATAACGTGCCATTACATCTCTTAAATATTGTTCTGCTTTGATCTTAGGTAAATTACCTACATCAATATAAAATATTCTTCTTTCAGGTGCTCTGGCGATACGATAGATTACCATAGCATCTTCAATCATTCTTAATTGATTAACTGATTTAATTGCTTTATGTAAATAAGATAAAATTAAATTTCTATTTTGATCTATTAGTCCTGAAGATGTGTAAGAAATTGTATCTGGAGCAATTCTAATACCAGAACCAGAAGTAGCACCAGAAACACCTCTTTCATTAAACATATAATATTCTTCATATTCACTTATAATATCTAATGTAACTTGTTGTCTTTGTTTTCTAACTTCTCTTACTTTTTTAATTTTTCTAGGATCAATATATTTTAATTCTACGATACCATTTCTAGGATTTTCTCTATCAATAACTTTTTGATAATACATACGGCCGTCTACATACCATCTTCTAAAGATGTCATGGCCTTTTGTGTTAAAATCCATTAAACGTAATATGTGTTTAAACTCATCTTCAATTTTTCTTCTTACTTCTTTTCCGAAAGGAAGATTTGTTAAATCTGGTTTTACAGCATCTTTATTTTCATTTGAAACGATAGCTTCGTTCACTATATCATCTACAGCTGTATCACACTCTGGATGTAATGAAACTTCTCTATATCGTCTTACTAAATCAGCTTCGTTCTTCGCTGTACCTTCTAAGTCTAAAAATTGACCAGAATAACCACCAACAGCAGAAACGGTTGTTGCTCCGTCATCAGCTACTGGTATACTAAAATTTTGTTTGGGGTCTTGGTCTTTTTTCTTTCGTGTTATACTAAATCCAAATAAGTCTGCCATAATTAAATCCTTTTTTCACCAATTATACGATTAGAAAATGAGTGATGTTGTTGTTTCATAATATTATTTATAAGTTCAAAAAGAGCCGCTTTTTGGACGGCTCTTCTTGTTAATACTCTATTAAGTAGTAGTATTTGTTTCAAAAAACTGATAAGCAAATGTTACTGAAAATTCTTCAATAGCATCAACTGTATCATAACTTAAAGCAATTTCACCAATGTTTGTTGGAAATAAACTTCTTAAAGTGTAAGACTTAACAGTATTACCATTTCTGTCTAGTTGATCTACGAAAGCGTCAACTTGATAATCAGCAGGATTTGTTAATCCTTCGTTATCTGACATATTGTTAATACCATTTTGCCATCTTTCGAAAGCATTTCTAACTTTAAAGTTAGTGTCATTTATAACTGTTACGTTCCAATCAGCAAAAGTTCTATCTCCAGCTATTTTAATAGATCGGCCTCTAAATTTAATATCGACCGTACCTACTGTCATAGCAGGAATAACTGTTGCTTTGCAAAGAAACGCTAGTTCTTCTATTTCGCCACCAACTTGAGCGTAACCAGGAAAAGGCATTGTTACCTTAAACTGATTGGCACGAGCGCCACCGCCGGCAAGTTTAGCTTTGAAGTCTGTGATGTTAGCCATTTTTATTCTCCTATTCTAAATTTACCCTGCCACTTCTTCAAAAGAAACGCCAGTTCTGGTTGCTATAAACGATAATGTAATAAAGTTGATACTTCTAGCAGGTTTAATAAATATTTCTGCTACAAATTCATTTCTATCAATTACGTCGCCTGTATTATTTGTTTCGTCACACACGACTAAAAAGTCTGTGACACCACGTCTACCTTGTACTTCTCGTAAGAATGGTTCAACGATATTTCTAAAGTTTGCTCTAGTAAACTCGTCGTTAAATTCAAACAATTGGAACTTAGAAGCTGTAGCGATTGCTTTTTCTAAAGTGATAAACAATCTTCTTACATTGATTCTATCAAAAGCAGATGGAGCACTTAATCCTGTTTTATCACCAAACAGCACAGTACCTTGTCCAGGGAAAGTTACTACTGGATTGATTCTGCTTCTGTATAGATCATCTCTTTGTGTCTTATTAGGATTGTATGCTAATTTAACTGCGCCTCTTACATTACCACGGTTAAAACCGGCTGGTGAATACCAAGAGTCAGCAATTAGATCAGTTCTAGCCGCTAAGCCAGCCATATCGCCATTTAATGGAACGTATCTGTAAACATCATTGTATCTATCGTATTGATATTTGTATCCACTATCGAACACCACATAAGAAGATGAACGAATAGTTGAGTAAGCATCAATAACGTTTAGAGTTTGTGTGTTAGCAGAAGCAACATTAACAACGTCTGCTCTCTCTGGAGATACAAACGCTATAGCGTCTTTTCTATTTTCTGCAATTGTAATTAAATTGTCAATGTGTGTAGTCGTACAAGTTCCACCTATAATTAATCCGATGTCTACTGTTTCAGCATCTTCGAATTTTTCATAAGCAGTCTTTTTTTGACCTATTGTTACTGT